TGGAGCATCTTGATATCACCAAGAGCCTTTTGGCCGGGCGACAGAGCGTAATGATCATCGTCGGAAAGCTCCCAGGCGGGAGCAATGATCGGGTTGGTATCGAAACCGCTCTCTTCGAGCAGTTGAGCGCCAGGCTCATCAATCCAATAGTTCGACAGGAACGGTTTGTTCCGCTTATCAATCGCGTCCGGATTGCGATCAAAACGCGGCTCGATAGCGTGATAGACATCGAAGCAATCGCCGTACTTGGAGGTGTCGTAGGCCGTCTTGACGCACGTCGGCACCTTCTCATAGCCGAAGCGCTCAACGATCCGCTGCACGCTCCAGCGGAAAACACGGTAAAGCGTCGTGGCGCGGCCCTTGTGGTTGCGGGCAATCCAGAAGCGGCCATGAACAAGCTGCTGCGCGCGAATGACGGTTTCCTGATCTTCAACCAGGATCGCGACCGACTGGCCGAACTGCCCCAGGTCGCCATAGCCGATATGGAACGCGCGATAGAGGTTCGAGGCCGCGAACACTTCGCGCATCTTGTCCTGCACCGCGGCGAGGTAGACCTTCACCGAATCCCGCTTCTTAAGATCCGGGTCGAACGTCGTCAGGCGAAACCAGGGACGAGCAGGCGAGGTAAGGCCCGAGTGCATCCCTGATTTCAGCGTGTCGTAAGCGTGGGTGCCGGTGCTATCGATAATCTTCGCACGCGAGCGCGGGCCTTCCTTGTCACTGTCCAGGCGAAGGCGCGTCGGCTCGATATACTCGGCCAGCGAACGCCATTCGCGCTCCCAAGGCTGGCGAACCTGCTTAAGCTCCTCCAGCCGGCGACGGTGGTAGTTGATTTGCGTCTCGTTTGAGCGGCGAGGATTTTCCATGCCTTACGCCCCGAGCAGCGTCTTTTTGCTGTCCGTCCCTGTCAGCGTTGGCGACGCGGTATCGGCAAGCGCGCCGGTACCGGTCGGAGACGTTAGAATGGTGCTGGTCGCGCCCTTCGTCTTGTCAGAGGCGCGACGGGCGGCGGTCGATTCAGCCGCGGCGTAGTCTGGCGTCTTTTGCTGCGCGTACTCAGTAGGTGCGACAACTTCGGCCGTCGAAGTCTTGGGGGAAGAGAACATGCACATTGGCGGTTATCCCAGGATGGCGATGAGGAGGGTGGAGAGGATGGAGAGGGAGACGCCGACAGGAACGCCGTAAGCGACGCAAGAGAGCGCCAGACGAACGCGGCCGACTGGCAGCGGGTCGATGATCGTGGAGAGGCCCACAGAAAGCGGGCAGAGCGCCGCCAGGAATATAAAGCGGTCGCCGTAGTGCGTTGCCGGCCAGAGCACGAGGCAAAGCAGGAACAGCATGAAGCAGAACAGCCGGCCGTTAGCGGCGACGTTCTGGCGAAGGGCTATCTCATAAGCCTGGGTATCGCGCACCTCGACAGGCTTCGGGAAGCTAATCGATGCATCGGGCTTGTCCATCTCCGTAACTCCTCAGAACGCATTGGATCGTTGGAGCGAGAGTTACGGAGGAATGGTTGTCGCGATGAACGTCAGCCCAGCGGGTTGTATTCGGTATGCGCCATATTGGCTGCGGGCATGCCATGGGCATTGAATGCGCGGACCTTTTTCGAAACGGGCTGGGTGAAGGTGAGGGCGAGCGCGTCGCCTTCGTTGGGCGAAGGAATGCCGCGCTCTTTCATGTCCTGCTTGCTCTCAAGCTGGATCTTGCCATCGATGCGGGCGACAGTCTCAGGGCCAACAAGATCCTGGTAGAGGACTTCGTTCTTCGGATCGATTGCGCCACCGGCCTTAATCCAGCGCTTCATTTGGCCCCAGATATAGGCGCGGATATTGTAATAGCCTGGGTCAATGGTCTTGGTGGAGCCGAACCACACGAGTTGCCATGACCGGCCCATTGTCGTGCCGGCGCTGACAATGCCCGTTCCATAGCCCGCATCAACAAAGACAGCATCGGCCTGATACTCGTCTTCGAAACGGGCAACGAGGTTCGCAACCTCAATATCGTTGTCGTTCCTGGGAATGGTCGCGAGGAGCTTCGAATAGAGCCCTTGCCGCAACATGATCACGGTCGGATCGTCGCCAGTCCACGACGGATCAACGCCGATGATGACGGGCGCGAAGCTGTATTGCTCCTTGCGGAGATGGACGTTGCGCGCGTTGTCCACGTCGTCTGCTGAGATAAACTGCATGGCTGACTGGCTCGGGAATTGGCCGCGGACGCGCACTTTGACGATATCGCTATCCTCGCCGTGGTCATCTACGAGACGTTGAAGGAACTGCTTGTTGGTGCCGGGAACAGTGCGGCTATCGATCTGCCGGCCGATCCAACGATGACGGAAGCGGCGGAAGCATTCGCGAAAGCGGCCGCTGTTGCGCGTCGGGTTGCCGAAGACTACCCAAATGATAACCGTGTCTTCGTCGGTTAGAGCGCCTTCCGCGACTTCCCAAACCTTGTCGTGAATCTTCGAGGCCTCATCGAACAGCAAGAGAATCACTTTGCCCTTGTTGTGAAGGCCGGCGAACGCCTCGGTATTGTGCTCGCTCCAAGGAATGAAGTCCTGTCGCCAGCTTTCGCCGCGCTCCGGATCTCGTGACTTGATCGACATGGTTTGCACATCGAACCAATGGCCGGTGAGGGACATGCGGAACCATTTGCCGATTTCCGGCGCGGTCTTAGTGCGCAACTGGCCTTCCGTGTTGGCCGTCGTCACGATCTTGCAATCTGCAAAGCAGGACATCGCCCAATTGGAGAGCATGCCCATTTCGGCAGACTTGCCGATACCATGGCCCGACGCGACCGAGATTTGCAGCGGCTGGAATCTGGTTTCCGGGTTTGCCAGATGCGCGCCGATGATATCGTTGATATCGTCCTGCCAAGGGCGAGGGCCGTCATAGTCGGCAAGCTCACCAACGCCCCAATCCCACGCCACACGGCTCCAGCGCTTCGGGCTATACCGGCAGGAGGCAGCGAGCTCGATCAGTGCGGTTTCATCGAAGTTGGGAGCGGCGGCCATTAGATGTGGTCAAGTCCCCGGTTGGAGACATGGCTTTTCTCATCCTCTGCAACCGCCGCCTCTGCGGCCGCCCAATCCTCTTCTGTCCATTTGGAAAGCGCTTCCTCCATCATGCTCGCTTGCGCCTGGGCGAATGCAATAAGCGCGTCGCGGTTCGGGTGATCTTTAGGGATAAACCAGCACATCTATTCGCCCTCGCTATCAAGCCGCTTCTGTGCGCGCTCCAGGCGATCAGCCAGCGCGTTCAATCCCTTGTGCTCTACGACTTCCTGGAAGGCGTTGACCCTCACATGCTTGCCGATCAGTTCGAGGCGGCGAGTGCGGTCTACGAGCTTGAGCTTCTTTACCTGCCCGATCAGTATCCGCTCTTCACCGTCGCCCGAGTACAGCGCCTCGATTTCCACACCGGCTACGAGGCCCTGCCGCCAGATCAGCGGCCATTCCTCAACCGGCAACAGGTCACCGTTGTCGTCGTAAAGGTCGGCCATATCCGCGTCTGCTTCTTCAGCGAGGCGCTTAAGCACCCAATCCGCGTCAACTTGCGTTCTTTCGGAGCGCTCAAGCTTGGCGGCTTCGATAGCCTCTATAATTTCGGGTTTTTTCAGTAGCTCATGACCCATAGAGCCGGCCGTATGCTTCTTATATCCAGCCCTAATTGCGGCCTTTGTTGCATTCAAATCAATAAGATACTCGTCAACAAAGCGGGCCTGTTTTGCAGTCAATTCTTCCATCGGTAATCACGCCTCTGTTTGAGCGAGAATTACCGGGACAATGGTTGTTGCGATCAATGTTGCCAATCGTTGCGATGATTAAGCCATTGATTGTGTTGATGTGGTGACGCAATGGTGTAGGCAAAATAGTGCTAAGTGTTTGAAAGTGTTTAAGTGACGCACTGAGGGCTAAAAACCTTTTTATATAGAATGCTGTATCGACGGGTTTAAAAGCGGCTCTAGACCCTATTTTTTGCTCTATACATAGTTTTATGAGGGTAAGTGGATCACTTAAACACTTTCAATGGGTTAGAGGAAAAAAGCCTACACTAGTGCGTCACTAGTGCGTCACTAAACTTCGAGCAAATATCGCTGGACTAATTTGTTGCGATGTGTATTGCTTATGTTGTGATTAACGCAACAACGGTAGCAACAATGCAGCCTAATGTGAGCAGTGACGGTGCGGGGAGCCCAACGCTTCGCGAACTGATCAATGAGCGGAACACGCTCATGGACGCAATCGCCAAGATTGCCGCTTTCGATGATGAGCGCGCCAATCGTCGCCTGGAGCGTCACCAGTCCTATTCATGGTTCGATGAGCCGAAGGCCGTCCAGATCGCGCGGGAAGCGCTCGACAAGATCGGAGCGGCGGCATGAGTAAGGCTCTTCGGGATGTAACAAACGAGCGCCGCCGCCAGATCGCAGCCGAGGGCTGGACGCCCGAGCACGACGATCAGCATAAGTTGGGCGAATTGGCGATTGCCGGCGCAAGCTATGCCGTGGCGTCGGGCTTCCCTGCCGACAACGAGCCGCCACCTTACGGCTGGCCTTGGGACAAAGCATGGTGGAAGCCGACCACCACGCGTCAAAATCTCATCAAGGCCGCTGCGCTCTTGGTTGCCGAGATCGAACGAATTGACCGCGCAAATGGTGTGCCGGCGAGCGTCGATGACTGGCGGACGCTGGACACCGCACCGCGGGAAGAGCGCACCCGAACCACGGTCATTCTCGCCCTGAAAGACGGCCGCGTTGTCGTCGGCAAGTGGCTC